TAGAGCTAAAGTTCCGGCCATGTTAATCCCTTTGTAAAGTCTTCATGAATGCTAGATACTCATTCAACTTGAGAGCTTTGTATTCTGACGGACTCATGTTGAAGACCCGGCAGAACTCCGCCATTCGTTTAGCGGATAGCTCCTTTATTCTTTTTTTTCTTCGTCACCCTTGATCATCTCAAGTGCTTGTTTCAAGCTAATCTTCTTGGCGTCTTCCATCTTGTAATTTGGGTTTTCCCTTTTGAGAACTACCCAAACAAAGGCGGATAGGGCTTTGCCTTTAGGCTTGCCGTCTTGGAATGCCTGGTCGATACTCGAGTTAGTCAAGTTCTCGATTACTTCTACTTCTTCTAGAGTTAGACTCTCGAAATCAAATTTGTTCATTCTGTGTCTCCTATGGTTTGCGGTTTGAATACTTTTGGAACAGCTTTTCTATGCTATCAAAGAACAATCCGTAAACTTGTGATCTTGTTCTTGTCAAAGCGTTTGTAAAGAATGGTCTAGGTCTAATGTTCTTAGCCTGAAGGTTCTTCTTGTCATAATTCCAACCGAAATGAATCGGGTTAGCGTAGGGAACTCTTGTGTTGTTTCCTGCACTAACTACAACTTTTCTAGCTATCTTTTTAGCTTTGATAGTTGCCCGGAGTGATCCAGTCCTGACCGGAACTAAGGATCGCGCCTGATTGGCTACAATCTCTCCAGCTTCTTGGGAAGCCTCGCCTATTTCAGCTGACGGAACCCCAATAGCCCTAAGAGCTCGTATGGCCTCATTGAGACCAGCGACCTTAATTCCATCGGCCATGATTAGGCTGCTGTTACGATCTCTACTCCGAAGTATTTGTTGGTAGCTGGATCGTGAGGAGTGTTCTTCACGCGAAGAGTCACGGAGAACGTAGCTGTCTCGTTGCTGTTTAGGCTTAGAGGTGGAAGCTCGTTGAATACTGCAACACCTTCGTAGTGAGGAGTGTCAGCGGTTGGAGTAGAGTTTCCGTTAGGAGCAATTACGAATGCAACCTCGGTGCCGTAGTTGTCCCATAGAACGCGGTATAGGCTTGTGTCTTCGCCAGATGTAATTCCGTCTAGCTGTAGTGCCCATTCTCCCCCTACGCGAACTTCGCAAAAAGTCTGAATATCGCCAGGTGCGTCACCCAGAGTTAGCTCGACCATGTTAGCGTCGCACGCGTAATCGGTGGCTCCGATTTTGAAAATAATGTTTTGTGCTTTGATTCTTGTTGAAGCGGCCATGAGGCTACCTTTCTAAAGTGTGATGTCTAGCTGGACGAACATGTTCGCTGCTAGATACTCGGCGTTATTTGTTTGTAGATTGTAAGGCTGGTTTACCGAAGTTATCCGAACGTATTTCAAAGGTTCGATAGCGTTAAGAACATCCTCGATGAGCTGGTCTAGGTTTTCCGTTGCCTTCTTGTTAGTTGCGGTAGAAGCTACCATAACTACTTCAAGTCCTAAACTCCATTCGCCGAACTGTGCTGTTTGCAAGTAAGGCTGCGCGGAATTTATGATAACTATTGGAGGGGTTATTCGCTCCGGAATGTATTCCAAAACGTTCAACCCTGCGTCCGCTAGTTCGAGTTTGAACTCGACTTTAGACGCGTTGATTTCGCTCATACTGCATAGCCTACGTATCTTTGAAGCAACGGGTAAACCGCGTTCATTGGATCCTTGGCTACGCGAATAGGGGCTCCATCGAAGCTAGCAAATTGAGCAACTCCGTTAGGAGCGGAACGACGGTGGAAGAGCTCCGAGGCTGTTATTAGGACAGCCTGATCGTGCAACGATACCGGAACGGTAGTTACTGCACCAATAAACTTAGTCACTAAAGCATGCCCGGCGGTAAGACATTCCTGGGGGAATACAGTCTCATCCGTCCCGACGTAAGCCTGGAACTCTTCCAACGTCACAGCCATTTATAGACCTATTACGCTACGGTGTCTAGTGAAACGATTGCACCTGGACGCTGAACTGCAACGGCCATGTAACCGTAAACAGAAACTGAGTCTTCCAATGTGGTCACGTCACCCTGGGATAGACGAACTGGTGAACCAGCAGACTCCCATGAAGTAACTGCAGCGGAGTTAGCTAGGAAACAGTAAACATCGTTTAGCTGTGGATCTACAATGATCGGAAGACCGAACAATGAGCCAGACAATCCTGGGATGTTTGCGTTGCCTACCATGTTGAAGTTGTCTCCAGTAGTTGCGAAGTTCAATCTTCCATCGGTTGCGCCGATTGAAACTAGGTTAACGTAAGCGGTTACACCAGCGACGATAACGTTTGGACGTAGTCCAGTAGCCTCGAAGATGTAAGCGGAACCTTCTGCAATACCCTTAGCGACTGTAGACGCGTTGGTGTTTGCTTGGAAGGTCTTACCAGCAAAGTTAAGAGCTGAAATTGCGTCCACTACTACCTTGTTGCTTGCGTTAGCATAAGCAATAGTTAGACCCTGGAATACCTGGTCTAGAGTGTTGATTGTTGCGCGCTCTACGTATTGACGTGAGAAGGATGTGTATCCACCGTAGGTCTTTACGTCTGCAGACATAACTTCAAAGCTCAAGTTACCGAAGGATAGTGCTTCGTTCTCTGGGCTTTGCTCTCCAACTGCAAGAGTGTTGCTGTCAATCTGAATGTATTCAACTGCTAGTCCGCTTGTTGGTAGTGCTCCACGGGTGAACGCTGACAACGTAGGACGGTTATTGTTGATTAGAGTGTCCAGGTATCCAACGAATGGAGGAAGGACGGCTGCGTCTGCGGAAGTTGAAGCTGCGCGGGCTAGAGCCTTTGCGTCTTCGTCTCCAACTAGAAGACCCTTTGCAAACTCGCCCTGTGAGCGGAATTTGTGTGTTGTTGGTGCTGCGATTTCGACGGCCTGACCTGCTTCAATAACTCGGCGCAATTCTGCAACCTCGTCCTGAACGGTGCGAACGTCAAGTTCAATGTTTTCCATTGTTTCACTTTCTGTTTCATTAGGAGTCTCTGCAACTTCTTCAACCTCTTCGGCTTCGGATTCGCTACGGACTTCGGTTATTTTTGCGCCTTCAAAGGCTGGGAAGGGAACTACTGAAACCTCTTTGAGATCCACTAGCTCTCTAACTATCGTTTGACCTTCCTTCCGGTCTTTGACCGGGAAGAATCCAACCGAGAATCGATTTAGGACGTCGTCCTGTAGTAATGTGTAAACTTCGTTTCCGCGTGGAGTATCGCTGATCTTGGCAACAATTTCATAGCCTTCTGGAGTGTCTCGGCCTTCGGTAACTTTACCGATTGGCTCTTCGTGACCATAGAACAACTTGACGTCATCCACGCTCTCGATGGCTCCAGCTTCAAAGCGCTCTTTTAGGTTTCCGGTTAGTTCAATTTCTTGACCATATGGAACTGCGAGACCGACGATAGTTCTTTCCTCGGCGTCCACTAAACGAGCCTGAAACTCGCGTGTAATCATTTCAGACATCTAGTCCTTCTTTCGTTCTGACCTCTTCGGCGGTTAGGATACCTGCGGCGATTGCGGTCTGGTAGTAGTTGTAACGTGCTGCGACATCTGCCTTGAATAGGTGCTCGAAGTCGAACTCGACTCGATTGCCTCTAGGTAGACAGTTGCTAAGTGCGTCTGTGATTGCGTCTGTGTAAGCCATAAGAGTATGACGGTAGAAGACTTGGTTCTCATCCTGCAAGTTTGAGTATGTATCGCTAGATCCAGGAATTGAAGTTAGAAGCAATCTTGCCGGGATACCAAACAGCCTGGCGATTGCCTGTGTCTGCTGATCTTGAACTTCGGTGAATAGTGCGTCTCTAGGAGAGAGTGCAATCTGCTGGTAATCGAAACCATTAGCTAGAACTGCAACTTGACGGTTTTGTTGCTTGTTGTGCCAGTTGTTAGTTACTTCATCGGCCTCGGCCTTGTTTAGCATTTGGTTGGTCTTTAGAACTCCAGTTGGAACTCCTGCGGAAGTAAACCAGTTTAGAGCGTAGTCTCTTAGATCGATGGCTGCAGCTATGTCCTTGAAGCATGAAGCAATTGGGGAGATACCAACTAGCTGACCTGCCTGGCTAAAGATTCTTAGGTGCTCGATTTCTCGTTTTGTGTATCGAGTTCCCATGTAGTCGTAAACCACAGTGGAGTAGTCTACTGCGCCGTTATTCATTTGAGGCCATGAAGGGCTAACCGCTGCAGCCGGGAGAATGGTTAGGTTGTTTACCTGGCCGTTAGAAGAGTATTGCTTCAACCAGTAAGCGTTACCTTGGAGCGCTAGATCTAGAACGGTTTGGAATAGGAAGTCTTTGCGGTTCTGATCTAGTGAAGGGTTGTTTACTAGAACTGGGTTTTCAATCTTTAGTTCGATACCAGTTGCGAATCGATAAGTGTTTATGGTCATCTTGCTAATCGGAGTTCCGATGATTTGGATGGCGCGGTAAACAGCGGTAAGGCTAAGAGCCGAGTTAGGTGTAACTACGCTCGGATGTCTGGTCGGGATTGTTGGCTGTGCAGCGCGAACTTCTGGTTTGCGACCTAAGAGCCTATCAAGAATAGATGCCATTTGGAGTCAAGGATACCACATACCACTGACTAGAACACTCCTATTGTTGCGTGTGGTGCGCGTGATGAAACATACAACGCGAATACAGTTGCCATTACTGCGTCGATGTCTCCGAGTGATTCTTTACGACTAATGAACCAACTCTCTCCGGAGTATTTAGCAACCCCGTTAGGCATTTGAGCGACCAGGAGGGGATCGCTGTTATGCCTAACGAGGCCAGTGCTAAACATAGCAAAGACAGTCGAGCACGCTGACGAGACTTCTTTAGCCCATAGTGTCCAGACCGGAATGCCAGAGTTTTTGAGTCTCTTAGCAAGTCCAGGTAGCTGGCGATCATCCAACGCTATCGCTCGCGGGCTGTGTTTACTATAAAGCGATGTTAGCTCATTGAAGAGTTGTTGTTCGGTAGGACTAACCAAAGACATGACTAATTCTGTTTCGTGGACGTCTTCGATGTCGTTGGCATAGGCTATCGTTCCGTGTCCCCAGTTCGTAGTGATGTCTACTGCGAAGACTCCTCCGGTTAGATTGGTAACTCCTCGACCAGTTGCAGCTCGGAAGATGTCTCCCGGCAACCATGAGTTTGTAGATCCAGCGATGAATTGATTTAGTCGGTATCTTCTAGCTTCGTGTTCCGGGATTGTTTTCAAGTCCGAGATAACTTGTTCGATTGGAATGCGACCTGCAGCAACCGATGGATTAGCTTGCATGATTGCCTTCGGGTCATCTACCTTAGCGTTCACGGCAGCTTCCCAAAGGAAGAAGCCAAAACGTTCTAGATCCGCTGCACCATTAGAAGCTGCCTTGCCTGACTTGTATAGATCTATCAAGGTCTTAGAATTGTGATCTCCTGCTGTGGTAATGCCAACCACGATTCCATCTTTTCTAGAGGTCGTGCCTTGGATAGCTGCACCCCACATTTTTTCTTTCGCTATGTGCAGCTCATCGAACAAAACAAAACTGGCCGGGATTCCTTGGATGGCTTCTTCTTTAGCCGCTTTGACGTCGTAGCGTCCTCCTCCATCCGCGGTCATAATTCCTCGGGTTTCCGTTGCTCGCTTGAATCGCTTCTTTAGAAACGGGTTGCTATTGATGACATAGAGAACACGGTTGTAAACAATATTTGCCTGATCCGTGCTCGAGGCTAGTGAAATACATTGTGGGCCAACTTCGTGCATTAGCAAACCGTAGAGTCCAAGGATTGCTGCAATAAGTGACTTACCGTTTTGTCTTCCCATGCTAATTACTACCTGGCGATACCGGAGTCTGTTTGGGTAGGTTGGGTGGTCTGCCGGATAGCGTTCAAGGATTGCTCGAAGCAACCACTTCTGCCACTCGTCTAACTCGAGGCCGTCTGGACTCTCCGGGCTACTCCACGCGATCTTTGCGAACTCGATGAGCTTATCCCCGTCGGTTATGAAGTCTTCCGATAGAGGAGGCGTGAAAGTAGTCGGGAGCTGGAGCATTAGCGAGTGAGTAACTTCTCCAGTGGGTCAATCTCTGCGGAAGAGGCACCGAGAGATCGTTGAAGCTCGAGAACGGTCTTGCGAAGTTCTGCAGCCGTGCTGGTATTGGCTTGCTGGTCAAAGGACTGCGCCAGACGTAAGCATAAACCCGATAACACTTTTTGTTCGAGATTAAGTTCCAGCGTTTCAAGCCAGTTCTGAATTGATTCAGTAATCATTAGTTGCAACCTTCCGGATAATTTGACTGTTCCGCGAAAATTCGTGGAGAAGCGTGGGGTGAAACAGCATACGCAGAAAAAACCGGGTAGCTCATTTCAGTCCTAACTTCCTAAGTAGTGCATTCTTCCAATGACTCCTCCATAGCATTCGATAAGTAAACAGCCTATGCCGTAGCCCTAGATACGCCCGTCTATGCGCACGCTTCGACTTTATAGGTCTCATCCACAATGGCAGCAAGCTATTGATGACCAGGAGTAGCCTATGCCATACCCCTTTATGCCCCCCCTTAGAA